AGTAAATACGATGATGGTGTAATCGGATGGAAGAAACTAGCGATTCGTTCCCAAGAGACAATCGAAAAGTTCATTTTCAGCGATGACGGTAGTGATATTATCGGTGTTAAGCAGAACCTATCCGCAGTAGCTGACCCGTACAATCGCTATTCAAATCGCGTTAATAACACAGTTGTTTTACCTAGGAATAAGTTCATGTTGTTCCGTTCGGGTAAACACAAAGGTAATCCCTTTGGTGTTAGCGCGTTACGTGATGCTTATAGCTCATGGAAATTCCTAAGTGCTGTGGAAGAATTAGAAGTGATTGGTTTCCAGCGTGACCTCAGTGGTATCCCCATCGTAAAGATTCCAGCGCAGTATATGTCAGCAGATGCTTCTGAAGATCAGAAGGCTGTATTTGAATACTATCGCAATGTAGTTCGGAATCTACAACAAGGACAACAATCAGGTGTAGTATTACCATCAGCATATGACCCCGATACTAAACAAGCAATGTTCTCCTTGGATTTGCTGTCGAATGAAGGTGGTAAGAAGAACTTTGATTCTGATAAAATCAAGGATTACTACAAGAAGGCAATTTACGTTTCTCTTTTCGCAGATATTTTGATTTTGGGCTTGGGCGACACAGGTAGTTTCTCTCTTGGTGTAATCAAGAATAGTCTAACAGGTGCAGCAGCAGAATCAATGCTGAAGTCCACCGCTGATGTACTCACGAATGATTTGTTAGTTCAGACCTTTGAGTTAAACGGATGGGATACTGCCCGTATCGGTAAGTTCGACTTCGATAATATGGACAATACTGACCTTGAGACGTACTCCAAATCAATGATGCGTTATAGCTCCACTGGTTTACTTGAGTTAGATCGTGAGGTACTTAATGCTGTGCGTGTAAGTATTGGTGTTGACCCATTACCAGAAGATAAGCCCGTACAAACGGATATTCTAACGGGTAATACATCCCGTAGTGGTGATGGTAGTGCAGCCGGTGGTGCTAATGGTACAAGCCAAGGTGTAGCCAGTACAGATACATCAAATGCTAATCTAGAAAATGTTGGTTAAATAAAGGAAAATCATGCCGTACTCATTCCCAAATAATATCCCACAATGGGCTAGTAAGAAAACTGATGCTGTTCAGAAGGTAGCTATTGATGTATTCAACAGTACACTCAAAGATACTAAATCAGAGGAAAAAGCTCGTATTGCATCCTTAGCTGCAATGGCTAATGCCGAAAAAGCATTCAAGGACAGAGCAGCAGGTAAATCCACAGTGAAGAAATCAACAGAGGGTAAAACCACTGAGGACTATTTAGTGGATATTCTGAAATCCAAATATGGTTTGAAATGATGAATACGCTTGAGTTATTCCTACAGAGACTCAGAAGTAAAACCTACGGTGTAGCCATCGTAGGTGCTCTTTTGACTATCCTTGAGTTGCACTCTAATATAATCACGCAGTACATTCCAATTGATTACAGACAGTACATTGTGTATCTTTGGCCTGTAGTGATGATTACATTACGTGAATTCACTAACACAGCTTTATCCGATAAATAAAATAAAGGACACTTAATGACTTGGGGAATTACTCGTGAAGAAACACTACCTTCACTTCAGAACAAATCCCTAGAAGCACGTAAAGTGTTCTCGCGGGTAGCTAACGAGAATCTACTAAAGAGTGCTAATAAAGCAGATGCTGAATTCGCAGGATTAGCAGCGGTATCATCTTACGAGAGATCACAGCAAAAGCTCAATAAAGCAAAGCAAGCTACTGAATTACAAATTCCACAGCATCTCAGGGCTGTATTTGAGTTAGTACAAAAGAAAGCCCTAGATGATACCTTCCAGAACGTACAAGAGAACCTACAGGAACAGTCCACAGCGCGTCAGAACACATCAGGTAATACCAATGTAGCCATGATGTATAAGAACGCGATAGAAGCCAATCCTGACCGTTCATTAGTCCATGCTGAGTTCAATAAGAACGGACAGTTAGTTCTTGTATTCAATACGGGTGAAAAGATAACAACTAACGAATCCAGCATCAAAGAGTACGTACAACAGACTATTGGTATAGCAGCAGCTACTCCTTTCTTTGATTGGATTCAATTCAATGTTGATGCGAACGTACCACAAGAAGATAGACTTCCGGGTATGCTCACATGGAATAAAGAAGATGGTACGCTGGATTTACGAATGGGTAACGAAGCTACACTTCAGTTAGGTATGGAGATGTACTGCCCGCCTGTACTGAATAATTCCGGTAGTTTGATTACATCCGGAATGATTGTACGTGCTACAGGTGGTGATATGACCTCTGGTAGAATTACTATGCAACCTGCATTAGCTGACTATACTCTTAATGCTTTTAGTGTACTTGGAATTGCTACTGAAGATGTACCCAACGGTTCTACTGGATTCGTGACGGTATTTGGATTAGTACATGACCTGAATACTACAGGTGTACCCTTTGGTGAGACTTGGTTATCCGGGGATACTCTGTATATTAGTCCAACAGTACCGGGTAAATTAACTAATCATAAACCAACACCTCCTGCACTTACAGTACCCGTAGCATTTGTTGGAGTAAAAGATGCTACTGTTGGTAATATATTCGTTAGAACAGCGTATGTACCAAGACCAGACTATGGTAATTTCTACGATAGTACAACCCAAGTTCAAACAGCAGTTAATACACCAAAAGCAGTTCAGTTCAATACTACCAATGAATCCTTTGGTATTACTAAGAACGCAGGTGGTACTACTTTCACTTGTACTAAAGCAGGTTTGTATAACTTTCAGTTCACACTCCAAGTTGATAAACTCAATTCAAGCGAAAATAATATCTGGATTTGGTACAGGGTTAATGGTGTTGATGTAGCAGGAAGTACATCCAAGCTGAGTATCAAAGGTAGCAATACTTATTTAGTCCCTAGTTCTAACTTCACGAAAGCAATGAACGAGAATGATTATTTTCAGCTAATGTGGGCTGTTGATAGTACAGACGTGAGATTAACTCCACCTGCTCCTACGGGATTCTGTCCGACTTCAACCAGTGCATCATTGAATATATCACAGGTGGATATTTCATAATAACTACAGTGAATAACTACAGTGAATAAAACAATGTACCTTCATTCACTTGACAAATATATCCAATAATGATATTATTGTAAGACAGTCAAGTGAAATCTTGATAATAATAAAAAGGAGAACTGATGTTATATCAGCCAACTTCCGCTGTACTTGATAACATAAAAAGAGGACAGGTACTTAAAGCTAAGTACGTTCGTTCTAGTCAAGCAGCACAGATGAATACTGAACTAATCCAGAAAGCTAAAGATGAATTCGATAGTAACACTGATGGATTTAGTTTATCAGCAGTAAAAACAATCTATAACACTTTAAGTAAACTAGAGAAGTCAATTGATTTCAGACAGAAGTACAGCGATGGTGGCCCTGTAGAGGACGTCATTAAGTTCTATGCTTTTGGTGGAACTGCGGGTTTAGCTTGGAGTAGACTTATCCTTAAACAAGAGGGTATTCTCAAGAGTTACACCAAGGATATTACCCAAGAAGATACTGAAGTTATTGGGGATGATATCGTTGGCAAGATTCCGGTAGCTAAAGCGGTTAATACGGAGTTAAGACAAGTAACTTACGTTGCTATGAAACCCGGTGTTGACAAGCACTACGATGAAGTCTCACTTGAGGACGTTCGTATTGCTAAAGAATCCTTCAATAAATCATTGATGCGGGCTAATATGTTCCACATGGTAATGACAGATGCTTTCAGTATTATTGAAAGTTATCTAGCACCTACTACCATGATTCTTAACAAGAGTTTAGTCGAACAAGGTGAATGGTTGATTACTATTCAGGTTCATGATGACTCTGTTTGGGAAATGATTAAAAACGATGAAATAACAGGCGTAAGCATCGGCGCAGTTGCTAGTGTTGATAACCTAGATGATTAAAGGAACTAAATGGAACCACGTAAAGCAAAACGAAAATTAAGTAATATTGATTTTTCAGGTAAAGATAGTCATATCGCACTTGTTCACAAAGATCAAGGTGGTCCCGCTTCAGGTGCGGATTATAAATTGGTGCTTAAATCCACTAATTTCTCTGAAGAATACATCCAGAAGATGCAACAGGTCAAAGTTACCTTAGAGCTTCCAGAGTTCTTGCGTAAGTTCTTTGGATTGTACTATGAAGATGCTGAGTTGTTAGCTGCGATGCTTGGATATGTAGCACCAGTTAAAGAGCCTTCAATGGATAGTTCATACGATGATTATATCCAATCTAAGCTCCAATCATTCGAGATTCTTAAAGCAGCACATGAAGCTGAGAATCTTTCTGATGTTCTTTCTGACCTTGATGAACAGCAATATCTAGCGATGTTGACTGACCAAGCTCTTTTAGAGAAAGCACTGAAGAAACTAGAGAAGCAACAGCGAATTAACGCTCGCGCTTCCACTGAATCTAAACCAGTAGTGAAAGCTACTGTAGAGGATACCTCAATCGCTAGCGAGGTTAAAGAAGGGGGTACATCCTCTAATGTTAAACAAAGTATGGAGAAATCAATGACTCAAGAAACTCAAGTAATTGAGAAAGAAGTCGAGGTTATCGAGAAGTCAGCATTTGTTGCTCTTGAGAAATCCTTGAATGAACAGAAGGAGTTGCTCGAAAAGGCACTACTCCAAGTACAACAGTACGAAGCTGATAAAAAAGAAGCTATTGCTAAAGCCAAGACTGAGCAAGTCCGTGCAGTGATTAAAGATGAAGGTCGTACTTTGGCTATTGCTAAAGCTGCTCTTTCGTTGGAATCCGATGATGACTTCACAGCTTTTATGTCAGCTATGCAAGCAATGATGACTACCGTGGAATCATCGGATATGTTCATCGAAAAGGGTGCTACGGTTGAAACTGAACAGAAACCCGAAGTATCTCACGTTGAACGCTTGCTCAAAGCTAAGTTCGCTAAGTAATAATTAAAATTAAAAGGAAAATATATCATGCCCGTTTCAGCTGATTCATATCGCTTGTCTAATCTTGTTAAACAAGAATTGTTCCCCGAAATCGGCTATTGCCGCGAAGTAGTGACCTTCAATGGTCTTGCTGGTGATCTCAAAATTGGTACAGTGCTTGGTAAAGTAACTGCTACTGGTAAGTACATCAAAGCTGTTCAAACCGCAGTTGATGGCTCCGCTGCTGTTGCTGCTATCTTGATGCAGGATATCACCGTAGCTGCTACTACCGATACTAAAGTGCTGGTTATGACTCGTGGCCCTGCAAGTATCTCTAAGTTCGGTCTAGTGTTTGATGCTACCTATGATTTGGATGCAGAAAAACTCGTAGTGTACCAAGGTCTAGAAGCCAAAGGTATTCAAGTTCTTGACGCGGTTTAATCCATAGTCAATCAATAATAATTAAAATTAAAAGGATTAAATCATGCCCGTAATTCGCAGTTATACTAACGCATTTGAAGTCGTAGATTATACTCAAGAACTTCAACTGATTCCTAACTCATGGTCGCTCTTGAATGACTCTGGTTTGTTCTCAGAAGAAATGCTCTCTACTCACACTGTTACTTTTGAAGAACAGTCTCAGACTCTTGGTTTGATCGGTGACGTGTACCGTGGTGCTAAACCCTTCGCTAACAAAGATGACGTCCGTAAAGTTCGTTCTTACCCTATCGCTCACTTCGCACTTGCTGATAAGATTCTACCACAGGATATCCAAGGTAAGAAGGCTTACGGTTCTACCAGCCTAGCTGAAACTGAAGCTGCTGTGATGGCTCGTAAGATGGAACGAATTCGCAAGAATTATGATTTGACGCTTGAAGTCTCTCGGTTCAAAACTCTAGCCACCGGCGACCTTTTTGCCCCGAATGGTACTATTTCCGGTAATTTGTTCACTGACTTTGGTATTACCCAAACTTCTGTTGACTTCGTGTTGGGTACTGCTACTACCGATATCGTTGCTAAGGTTGAAACAGTTATTGCAGCTATGCAAGATAACGCTCAGACTGGTGATGTTATCTCCGGTATTGTTGCTTATTGCAGTCCTGAATGGTTTGCTAAGTTCATTGCTCATGCTAAGATTCAAACTGCTTATCAGTATTTCAGTGCTACTGAAGGTCAGATGATTCAGCGTAATCGTGCTGGTGGTAACAACGGTCTGTATCGTGAGTTCACCTATGCTGGTATTCGCTTCATTGAAGTTCGTACAGTACTGGCCGGTCAGCGTTTGATCCCTGCTGGCGAAGTTGTGTTCGTTCCTACTGGCACTTCTGACACGTTCGTTAGTTATTTTGGTCCAGCAAATAAGCTGGATTTCACAAATACAATCGCAGAGCGTGGTTACATGTGGACATACCGCGACCCTAAAGGTATGGGTATTGATATTGACGGCGAGTTCAATGTGACTCACATGATCCGTCGCCCTGCTTTGGTTGTTAAAGGTACAACGACCTAAATTGATAACCTCTTAACTGAGGTTTTCTACTGCAAAGAATTCTCA